GTTGCCCTTGCTGTTGCTCTTGCGTTGCAGCGCAGCCTTGGCATCAAAGTAATCAAAGACCGCTTTCCCGGCAGAGACAATCTCCCCAGAGTGGGAGATCGCCTCCTTGATGACCGCAAAGGCTGCGTTTGCCGCCGCAAGTTCCACGAGCATGATCAGAGTTTCAGCACAAGGCCGAGCAGCAAAATGAACACCGCGCCGAATGAGCCGATCAAGATGTGCTCAAGGCGCTTGAGCCTGGCATTGATCCCCGCGTACCGCTCGGCACAGACGGCTTCATGCACCGACAATTTTGTTTCGACGCTATTCACCACAATTCATCCTCAAGGCGCATCAGGCCAAGTGACGTTCCAAGGGAAACCAGCTTGCGCAGTGATGTCCCGCAGGGCTTGGCGGTAGGTCATCCATACTTGAGGAAGCTGAATCCCTAGATTGTCATTGCTGGCGTCAATTGCTTTCAAAGTCACCCAGTCACACTCTGCCAGCTTACGGTCACGCTCTGCGCGGACACTCTTGGCTTGCTCTGCGTCTTTCTGAGCCTTGTACGCGGCTTCCTGCTCCGAAGCGGTGGCATCTGCGTTGTCTGTGAAGATCGGCCCAAGCACATACTTTGTGTACCACTTGCCGTTGATTTGCTCGATCCCGGCAGATTGGCTGAATTGGTAATGATCCCCTCCGGCAGCCTGTGGTCCCTCAAAGATCACATCAATGCCAAGAGCCTCGCAGATTGACTCATCCCAGACACGGGGCAGGGATGTGTTGGGGTGCAGTTTCCTGATGTCGCCTTGAGTTTTGACTTCACCAGTTGATCGAATGCGATAGTTCATGTTGTTCCTCAAGCTATTGCCAAGAAAATAAATGTCCCACCAGACGCATTGATCGCTGCCGGGGCGGTGCTGCTGATTTCAAACCCAGCACTGTATGTGTCAACGTAGTCGGTGTTGGTCACTTCAGCCGCTGTGCTGTTCAAGAGCAGGTACGGGTCGTTGCCCGCCACAATCCCCCGTGCGCTATCCCAAACGTACCAGTCGCCTGTGCTGTCGGTGCGTTTGATCAACACGAACCTTGCGCCACCTGTGAAGCCACAATTGATCTGTTGGGTTGCTGCTGTGCCTGTGTAGCTTCCAACCTTACTTACGCCGGGACAGGAGGCAAAGAGGTAATTGACGTAGGTAATGCTGGAAGTATTTACCTCAGTGTCGGTTCCCACGGTAAACACTGTGGATGTCGGGGCGGTATCATTCCACCGACTAATTTCATCCACAGCGGCTTGTGGGTCATTGAGGCGCAAATAATCTGTCGGGTCGCCAAAGTAAACGGCCCATGCGTCAATCGCACTTCTTCGCTTCACAAGCATCATCTCAGGCGCAACGCCGAGGTTGTGATTCACCGTCCTTGCAACACCCGTCCCCGTATAGCAAACCACATCGAAGAAGCCGCTGGCGCGTTTGAAGTCATAAATGCAAGCGGCGGTACTAAAGTTATAAGTGCCTGTGTAGAACCACCCTTGCATATTGTCCAAACTTCTACCAGCGCCAGCGGTTTCTGCGGCAGTAGAAGATGTCTGAACATATTGATTAGCACCCCGTAACCGATCAAACGATAATGTGCTTAACGAACCATCGCAAAAAGACTCTAGGTGCAAATCAACAGGAAACCCTGCATTCGCAATCAACCCGCTTCCAGAAACATTGTTCCCAATATTCGGCTTAAACACCTCCGTCCCACTCTCCGGCGTCTTCATCGGGCCACGGCGGATGGCGATGTAGATGTAGGTTGCCCCTGATGTGTTAACGGCTATATTTGATGAGAGCGTGAAACCAGTTGCTGTTGGAATAATACGAGGCGATTCAGAAGACTCTGGAGTTGAAGTGTTTGCTATTAGCCATCGGTTAGCGGTGTTATCCATGCCCCGCATATTGTCCACCATGATCCAACCGTCTGCTTGTGCCGCTGACGAACATTTGATCATCACCCATTGCGGCTCATACCCAAGCGTTACAGCCAATCCTGTTGTGCCATTCCCCGTATAACTCCCACACGAAATCACATTCTCCGACCCATCATCACCAAAGCCACCAGCGTCATGGGCGAAGAGGTAGGCGACGTAGGTATAGCCAGCTCCGTTAATGGCGTCTGAATTGGCTACATAAAACACAGTACTTGTTGGTGGGGTTGTTGTAAATTCGTTTGTCGTGTATGCGGCGGCGGTTGCGTTTAAAGATAAAAGTTTCCCCGTCGCAAGGCTACGGTGATATACAAGCCAATCTGATCCGCCGGAATTTGTTCTTTTGACAACAATGAACCCGGGAACAGACCCCAATGAATGTGGAATTGCTCTTGGATCAACACCATTCCCCGTATACGTCACCACATCAAAGAACTTCTCAGCCTTGCGGAAGGTCCATGAGGCATCTGTTTGCGTGTTGTAATTGACGTTTACATTGCCGCCAACTGTAAAACCAGATGAACTGACAGCAGTTGCAACGGCGTCAGAAGAACCAGTTGGCGAAAACTGCGCGTCAGTTAAGTTTGGGTAAATAGAGTAATAACCGTTGGCGTTTTTTCCGCGAACGGTGTCAATAATTGCGTGATTTGTGAAACTTGACCCACCAGAAGTTCGTGCTTTGAACCACACCATCCCACCCTCACCCGCCAGATCAATCCCGTTGGTGATGGTCTGGGTGCTTCCGTTGCCGGTGTAAAGGTAGGTCGAGAAAACGTCCTCGATGTACGTTGCTTCAGCAGCGTTACCTGCTGCGGATTGAAGTGCTTTAGCTAACATCAGGCGTAACTCCCAACGACAGCGCCGTACAAGGTCGTTGAAATCTTCCAAAACACCAGCGTATCAGCAGCAGTCAGCGTAGGTGCTGCATTACCTGCGGAGGTTACCCAAGTCATTGTGGGGTAGGTCACGGTGTACGAAGCACCGTTTGTCAGCATCAAAACGATTGACTGCCCAGAAGCCAACGAATCCGTAAATGTTGGATTACCAGACAGGGCGCAGGTCTGGATTGAACCGTTGGCTGGGTTTAGAGCCAAAGAGCCAGAAGTGCCGAGGGCATAAACAGTCTCCGTGTACCCTGTCAGCGTCTTGTTGGTCAGGGTCTGAGTGTCAGTGTCACCAACCACATCACCGGTCGGGGCAGTCTTTCCGCTCCATGTCGTCAGGTTCGCGCTGTAAGCCTGAACACTTGACCCGATGTCGCCAGTGACTAGCGTGCCTGGGAACGTCTGGCCACCAACAAAGGTGATCGCGCCAGTCATCGTCCCGCCGGTCAGGGCCAGATACCCTGCCGCCGGCAAGTACGCAGCAACCCACGCAGACCCGTTGTAAACACGCATCTCATTGACGGTGCTGTTCCAATACAAGGCACCAGTCAGCAACGGGTTCCCGTCATTGTCCACCGTCGGGTCAGCCGACTTCGAGCCGAGGTACCGGTCATCAAAGCTGTCGTAGGACGCCGCAGCATCAGCCGCGGAAGACGCCGCCGATGACGCGCTGCTTGAGGCGGCCGAGGCCGAGCTGGCCGCATTCGATGCCGAGGTCGCAGCAGCAGCAGCAGACGCGGCGGCTGATGTCGTTGAACCAAAGATGGTGTCGATGTAGTTCTTTGTCGCGGCGTCCTGGGCATTCGTCGGATCACCCATCCCGGTGATCTTGTTGGTGCCCATCGCAATCGCGCCAGACATCGTGCCGCCAGCCAGGTTCAGCTTGGCATTCAGAAACGTGTCAGTCTGACTTTGTGTATACGCATCCGAGATCCCGAAACCGGACAACGTCGTCGGGTTTGTCCCTGCGGTAATCCTCCCCCACTGATCGACAGTCACCGACTTGTAGGTCGATGCAGTCACGCCAGTCGTGGCCAGGTCAATCTCATCCGCTCCAACAACGATGCGCGACGCTGACGCGGTGTTCACGTTCAGCGTGTTCCCGGTCTTGCTCATGCCGGTTCCGGCAGTGATCTGACCAGCACCAGAGAACTGCGCCCAAGTCACCGCGGTCACGCCCAGCGTGCCGCCGGCAGACACCGTGCAGATGTATCCGTTATTGCCGTTCGTTGTGCCCTGCTCGATGAACGTGAACGCGGCGACAAGCTCATTCCAGGTGTCAGCGTCAGTCGAGCGTGTCCAGGTGCTGGCTGAACAGACGTAGATGCCGTTCTGCGTCGCATCGGACTGGTTCTTGACCAGAACACGCTGGCCGGCAGTCACGGCGATCCCGTCGATCGTCTGAGTGTTCGACAGGCTGATGTTGGCGGTCGTTGCGACCAAGCACGACGCCTTGGCGTCCAGACCTTGGGCCACGTTGTCGACGTAAGACTTGGTCGCTGCGTCGCCGTCCGAGGTCGGCGTGCCCAGTCCCGTGATCTTGTTGGTCGACATCGCCAACGCGCCGGTCAACGTGCCGCCCGTCAGCGCCAGCCTCAACGCGTCCTGAGCGTCAACGTATGCCTTGTTGGCTGCGTCGCCGCTGTTGGTCGGGTTAGGCAAGTTGGTGATGGTGCCGGCACTCCCGGCATTCATGTCCAGATCACCGTTGATCGTGACGTTGTTGAACGTCGAGGTGCCTGACGCGGCGGTAATGTTGCCTAAAACTCCACCCGTTGCTGTAAGCGCACCAGTCAAGGCAAGCGTTGAGCTAAAGGTGACGGGTCCGGTAACGCCAAACGTGCCACTGATCGACGCATTACCTTGCGCGGTGAACGCCTTGCCTGCCGGGACAGTCAGCCCAACTGTCGAGAACTGCGCGACGTTGACGCCCAGGATGGACATCCAGACCGAGCCGGAACCGCTGCGGTATAGACCGCTGTTTGTCTCGTTCAGGTAGGACAGGCCAGGCGCGCTGACCGTGCCGTCCGCGATCCTGAACGGGGCCAGCATGCCCCCGGCGCCGGTCCGCGACAGCGAGTTCGTTAGTTCGTTGGCAACGTCCTCGAGCGTGTCGTTTGCCCAAGTCGACTCAATTGTTGTGCCTGGCACCACCGGGTTGCCGGCGGGCAGTGTGTAGACTCCAGAACCGTTGCGTGGCATGTTTACTCCTTAATCACTGAGCGTAGGCATCAACTGACTTTTGCAGCGGCCTACGATCCTCTTGCAGTTCCCCTGTTGCAACAATACCTGCATTCACCAAGAAACCGTTCAACTGGCGCAGCAGTTCTCGTTGCTTTTGAATGCTTGTCGGCTTCTCTAGCAAATTCGCCATCAGCGCAGGATTGTTAGCCGCTTCTTTCAAGATTTCCGTCACCTTTGCAGCAGGCAGTTTGTCAAAGAAGTTCCGAACCAATTTGGAACCTGCGCCTGCCGCGACCAAAGGAGCGCCACTTCCTTGACCCAACGCGCCGCCAATGTTTGCGCCCACAACGCGCTGCAAGAAATTGGAAAGCATGTCAGGCTCACCGACTAGCTTATCAATGTCTGAACGCGTTGTGGCTGCCCGTTGAAGAGTCGCTGCCCGTTCGATAATTGTGTTCAACCGCTGCGACGCGGCTTGATCAAGAACGCCTGTCCTTGACATCGTTTCAAACAGGCTTTGCGAACCTTGTTGCAGGCTTGCCGGCTTGTTCAGCAATTGATTCAAACGCGCAAAGTCCAATGTTCCATCGCCGCGCGTTGCAGACGTAAACACAGACTCAAGCGTGGCTGACCGCAATCCTGCAATAGCTTCCGGCCCTGCGCGACTTGCCGATCGAACCAAAGAGTCGTAGTCGCCAACGGGATTCTTGCCACGCAAGATTTGCGTGACCGCCATTGCCGGGTTCTCAACGCCAGCGATTTGAGCAATCACAGAGCGGCCTGCGTTTTCGATGGCCTTATCCGTGCTGGCCGTGATCCTGAGCATCGCGCGTTCTGCCGTTTCCGCATTTGCCAACTGGTCGCGCAACTGCGGGAAACGCTCAAGAATCATTGAGTTCTTGTTTCTAAACTCTGCCAGTTTCTGCGGATTAACGCGCCCTGTATTCGGGTCAATTGCACTCTGAACAGCGCCTCTCAGGAACCTGTCCTGCGCGTTAATCATGGCATCTGCCTGACCGCCAAACCTGGCCGCATCCTCCAATTGACGCATGCGAACATCGCCGCCAGCACCACCGGCCCCAAAAGCACGCTCAAGAGTTGTTTCAGGCGCTATACGCGGGGCGCCTGCACGATCCGTTGCAAGTGCTGTGCCGCCAAAGCCTTGAGTAAAGTTCTGATTCAATTCTCTTGAGAATGCGCGCGCCGGATCAATTGCTGCGTTTTGCAACGCATTCAGATCGTTAAGCGCACCTTCAGAAATGAGCCTCATTTGCCGCGCGAGCTGGAAATCCCCGCGGGCTTCAGCACTTCTTTGCTCTGTCAGCGCGCGATTGCGAAGGCGCAACAGTTCGCCAGACGTTACCTGCGCCTCGCCAGGCCGAGTAATCGAGCGGCCAGTTGCATCAATAAGTCCAGTGTCTACAGCCTGATCAGCTTGTCTTGCCAGGCCGCCGGTAAATGTTTCCACAGGCTGCGGGAATGTTTCGTTTGGCAGCAGTTCTTCCCTGATTCCCTGCCTTGCAGCCAGCACATTCGTAGGTTCAGCCGGAAGGTCGCGCGGAATCTGCCTCCAAAGATCTCCTTCTTGATCTCGAGCAGAACGCATAGCAGTCTCAAGGGCTTCCCTTCCCTCGACACTTGCCTGAGTCATGCCAGCGCGGTTTACACTGCCGACCTGTTCACGCGCCTGCCCTGCCTGCTGTTGAGCAGCAGCGGCTCGCGCTCTTGCAAGACCTTGCGTGCGGCCAACGCGCTCCTGTGCGGCGCGTGTTAAATCCATTGCGTCGCCAGTCCTGACGACGCCCTGACCGGCCTGCTGAAGTTCTCCAAACGCGCGGGGGATGTTGCTTTGAGCTTGTGCCGCAAATTGCGGACTTTGCTTGGCAAGCCTTGATTCAACAGCAAGAAGAGCCGGGCTTGCAGTCTGCTGCCCAGAAGTCAATCCAAGGTTGAACTGATCAGGCGACCGCAAGGCATTAATGATTGCTGACTTGTCCTCGCCTGTCTTGCTGACAATTTCCTGAACGATATTTGCAGCCTGCCGTTCGCGCCCTGCCTTAGAAACCGACGACAAAGCGCGCCCGACATTGTCTTTTCCAGATGAATAAGCTGATGAAAGAAGATTGGTTCGATTTACAAAACCACCACCAACTTCACCTAAAAAACGAGCATAAGGGTCTCCTGGCGCAACTTTCTCAGCACCAGCCGCGCCGGCAGCAGAACCAGCAGAAAGGCCAAGCTCAGTAGCAGCAAAGCGACCGGGCGCCGTTTGTATCATGCGCGTTACGGGGTCCATCAACGCTTTGGGCAGCGCAGATGTTGCCTTCATTGCCGCGCCGCCGGCCCCGACAGAACCAACAAGCGTTTCACCGCCGACCGCAAAAGGTCGATCTGACTTGTTGAGTTCTTCTACGTTTTGATAGGTAGGAACACCAAGTTTCGCAAGCCCTCTTTTAATCGCAGCAGACCCGATCCAAGAATCCTCAAGATCAAGAGGCTGATCAAAAAGTCCAAGTTTGTGGCCCAAATATCCTGCTGCCGCAGTGCTCAAGTCTCCAGGAGTCCCAAGAATGTTTGCAATCTTGGTGTTTGCGCCCATCAATGCGGCATTCACTGGACCGCGACGCGCAGGCTCTTTAGCCGCGCGCTCAAGCCGGTCAAGCTCTTCAAGCTCTCGAAGCTCTTGCTGCTCTTGAGGTGTCAGGCTCAT